TTTTATGTTTTGTTATTTTTGTTGTGAGGACATTATAGATCGTAATCCAAGTTCAGGATGGCGTCGACCGCCGGGTTTCGGAACTGAAGTTGGAAGCCAGGCGTGGCAACAGTCTCGCTGAGAAGAGCGAAGTCGTGCACGTGCGCGAGAGAACGAGGGTTGTGGGTGTACCGAGCGAAGACTGCGTCGTCAGTGAAACGCCACACGTCGGGTGTGACTTGTTTGGAGGAAGGGGAAGCGACCTTGTACTCCAGTTCACGAGCCACGAGCGAAGTGGCAATAGCGTAGGTCCTCTCAGATCTGAGCCGCTCGGCAGAGGTCCGGGGAGCCATCGATACGCTAGACTTGAACGCGTCCATCATCGGAAAAGAGACGTACGGGTAACACCCTTGAAGGAATGCGGCTTGGAAACAGCGCGCGCGCTCCTTGAGATCTCCTCGGCCGGGGAGGTCTCCCTTGCAACGACCAGCGGACCGCAGACACACTCCGAGATTGAGGAGTGGCCGGTACACACCGGTGGTGTCAAGACAAGGCGAGTTTTTAAGAAACTGAACATGTTCGGGTTTCTCACAGAAGAAAGAAGTGACAACGTATCCAACGGAGAGCGCGGCTTCAGTGATCTGCTCCTCGATGGTTTCAGGATGGAAATCAACGAGTGAATAAGCAAGACCCAGCTGAAGGCTGGCCTGGTTGTTAGCGACAGTGGTTAGCGTGCTACCACTGAACAAAATAGTCTCGTCAGCTTGCAGGACGGTCTTGACCTTCCTGTGATGCATGGATCTTATTTTGACGGGGAGTCGCAGTTGTTTGATACACGTCTGCATGGCCTTCTGACCGTTCTCTGGAGTGACAGCGAGTAAAGCTTCAAAAAGGGCATTCTTGTGCGAGCGGTCGCAACCGGAAATGTCCAAATTGTAGATGTAAACGGTGGTTCCAATACGGAGTGAAAGACATGAGTCATCTGAGAAATACACGAAGAAGAAACGCCCTCGGGGGTTCAGAATCTGGTCGAATACGTCTTGTAACACCTCCCGTGCTGGGGAGGAACAAAACACAATATCACCTCCATGGATATGCAATGGCTGGGAGCTCTGGGCTTTCTTGAGGAGCTCGGAGACCACGAATCCCTGCAGCGAGGCAGGAATACCGAGGTCTCCGATCATTCTCGGGTACTTACCAGGCTTAGCACACTCATCCTTCTTCATTTTGTACCCTGCAGCTCGCGAAACGGTGCGGAACCACAACTCCTCGAATCTCATACCGTCCTCGTTCATCTCCTTCCAAGCAGCAATGCGAGGAATTCGTTTCTTGTGAGGGCGATCGTGATTTTCG